AAGATGGGCGGCAGTGACGTGGCAGCAGGACTGCGGCAACTGGGCCTGAAAATGGACACGCTGATCTTCGCCACGCGCCAGGTCGCGCCCGGCGTGGGTAACGTGATCAATGGACTAGGGAGGGCGTAAATGTACTTCAGATATCCTGACGGCTCCCTGATCCAGCTCGTTCAGGCTCGATATGCTCGGACTGACCCACAAATCCTCTCGACCTACCATGTGCCGTTAACCAACGACAACGGCGCAATCCCGCTCGGTCAGGACTGGCAAACGTGGGTCATTAACGGCGTCATTGCGGACCCGATGAGTGTTCGGTGGCATGATATCGTCATGCTCTCACTTGATAACGTCTCGTGGAGAAAATGTAGAGTCCAGGTGCCAGCATTCCCAAGCAACATGTATCAGCAGAGCCTCTATGAGCTGACCGCGTTAGTGAGCCCGACGCTTTTAGGACCGGTCGTCCGTTATCCAACGACCGGCTACAAATTCGGCAACCAGTCCATCACCGGAATCTCACAGTCGGGTAACGTCAACGCCTTTCCGACTATCCATTACTTGGCTCCTCTGTTCTATTCGCCTATGAATAATACGCTCCTGGATTTCGCCGGTCAGTCAGTCATATTCACGCGCGCTTTGGCAAAGACTCACAACACTGTGGTGTATCCTATCAACACCCCTATCTACGATGCCGGTCTCTACTTGGGAAGCGACACATCTCAGGATGTCGCTCTGTGGACACCACCTGTTTCTGTGGTGAAGACAGTCGCAATGCAAATCAAGATGACACGTGCAAGCGGTGCAGGCGCAGCCCTTACCATCTGGTCATCGGCACATAACACGATCGCAATCAACACATCGACAAACGTCCTCACATGGACAGATGGCACCACGACGGTCAGCATTACCTTCCCGACTGCTTCGTGGACAGCAGGTACGGTACTGGACGTCATTGCTATCGAAGACGCCGCTCATGCCGTGACGATTGCAGTTCATGCAGCGGGCGGTTCGTGGGTCGTCGGGACCGGGACGCTCGCGCTCCTGACGTGGCCCCAGCTGACACTTGGAAACCTTGAGGGTTCTCTCTGCAACCTCATCGAGTATCCGTATGCCCTGACATCTACAGAGTATCAAGCCCTCGCGTATTCCAGCCTGAGTCTATTGTTCAACACGCTCTTCGTCGGCAACAGGTACGCGGGAGAAGTTGTCAAGAATGACAGCAGCAGACTTATTAACGTCAGTGGCACAGATATTTCGGCTCTCTTAGGTGGCACAGACATCCCAATTGGTTCAGCGGCCGTGACTATCGCACAGAACCAAGGACTTTCCGCTCGTTGGTACGTTGAACTTCAGAGGACTGACGTATGACCATCACCTCGGTAAGTATCGCGGAGAACGCCGAACAGTGCGTGGTGTCTGTCGTTCTCAGCAGTCCATCTGGGACACCGAATATTTTTGTGATTATTGATGGCAAGGCTTACACGGCCGTGCTTACTTGAGGAGGAAGAAGAAATGAATCATAAGAACTTTGCACAGAGTCAACTTGCCGCAGCCATAACAGATACGACCGGCACAGCTATCACCGTTGCGTCTGGCGTGACCTTCCCGACTGCGCCGTTCATCATCAGTATCGACACAGAGGCAATGTCCGTCACCAGTACGGGGTCAGGCACAGACTGGACGGTCACTCGTGGTTATGAAGGTTCGACTGCTGCAACACATCTGAACGCTGCAACGGTCTATCACGACTTCAGTGCGGCAGAAGCGGACAGTGCGGTACGGGGTCCTGCGATCAACCATATCGGCGTCCCTGGCCAGATGGGGTTTGGCGTCGGTATCTGTCCAGGAGCATTGCCAGCGGGCATGGTGGAGCTCAATGGGACGCGTGATCCGACCGCCGACAACTATGGGAACTACCAGTTCTCTGATGGTTCTGTCATGGTGTGGATCCCGGCGTTCTTCTACAAGTTCGGAACCGGAGCGAACGGGAACGCGATCAACGTCGTCACTATCAAGCCGCTTGCTGCCTACGTCGACGTTGCAACGGCAAATGCTGATGGCTATGCCCTTCACCGCATGTTCTATGATGGCGGGTTCATCCAGCCCGGCGTGTTCGTCGACAAATACATCGACTCGAACAACGGAGGCATAGCCTCGAGCATCAAGAACGGCATCGTGCTGACGAGTGCACAACGCGGTAGTCTGTCAACAGCCATGTATTCTGCCCTGACGGGCGCGCCTGCCAACAACCTCGGAGGCTCGCAAGCCGCGGCTAAGACGAGGGGCGCTAGCTTCTTCGCCAACAGCCGTTTCATCCAGGCAGGACTTGCGCTGTTGGCGCTCGCGCATGGTCAGGCGGCAACATCAGTGCTCAACTGTGCATGGTTTCTGACGAACAGCATGTTCCCGAAGGGCTGCAACAACAACGCTCTGGGCGACGCTCAAGACGCCGGTATCTTATACGTTTCTGATGGAAACGGTACCTACAACGTAGGCAAGACCGGGTCTGCCAACTATTTCGCTCGCACAACTCACAACGGGCAGAACAGTGGTGTAGCCGACTTGAACGGGCTCATCTGGGAAGTCGGATTCGGCTTAGGGTCGGACGGAACAAATTTGTTCGTCCTCAAGACTATCAAGGCCATGAAGGCGCTGACAGGAAGCAATGCTGGGGCTACCGACCTCTTCGGCGCAACAGGCCTGGCGGCAAACTTTGACAATATCGGGGCAACCTATGGTGCGTTGCTCGCATCCTCCACGGTCAAATATTATGGTAGCGCCACGCAGGTGCTCTCTGCAGCACTAAGCGGCAATGATTGGGCTGCTGCCGGTCTCGGTCTGCCCCTGGTCGCCGGTGTCGGCGGGTCAAACCTGTTCGGATCTGACTACTTCGCCGATTACAGGCCTAATGAGCTGTGTCCGATTTCGGGTGGGCTCTGGGGCGATGCGTCGCTCGCGGGCTTGTGGGCGCTCAATTTGTACTACGGCCGGGCGTACTCGGACCTCTACATCGGGTTTCGCTCTGCCTTATATCTTTTGTAGCCATGTCAGGTGGGCGCGATAGCGTCCACCCATTCTTCTCGAGGTGATCATGTGGGACAGCACTCAGAAGCGGAATTGAACAGGAAGTTCGTAGAGACGGCAGGATTGATGAACATTTATCTCAATCATTTTCCACGATTCGAGAAATATGCTCTCTGCCAGTCGATCCGTTCCGCCATGTATGACGTGTATGCCCTGATCGTCGAAGCTCAGAAGCGGTATCACAAGAAGACGACACTGACGAGCCTGGACATACGGCATGAGCAGCTCCGCATGTTCACGAATCTGGCCTACAGTCTGGGTTATTTTCAATTCAAGGATGGAACGAAAGAAGGAGGGGAGTCACTGGCTGAGCACAGGTACCTGGCGATCAGCCGACTCATCGATGAACTTGGCAGGATGATCGGAGGGTGGATCGTGCACGAGAATCAACGGGAAGCGTCTTAACATGTGTCCGATTTCGAGTGGGAACTGGAACAATGCGTCGAACGCAGGCGTGTGGGCGCTCAATTTGAACAACAACCGAGCGAACTCGAACAACAACATCGGGTTTCGCTCTGACTCTGTTTCTCCTCGCATCGGGCAACCGAATGGTGGAACAAAGGGAGGCGCTTTCCGGCAGGCTTTGGTAGCTGCGAAATCGGTCTATCGCTCCATTTCTGGTAGGGCTGGCAACGGTCTCGAACGTCAAGGAGTGAGAAGTTGAAACGTATTGGCTATCTCTTCGAGCAAGCGTTTACTAAGGACAATCTCTATGAGGCATATCTCGATGCCAGCAAGCACAAACACGGAAACCAGGCCTGCTTCAAGTTCGAACGAAGGCTGAGTTACAATCTGGACAACCTCTATGATGAGCTGCAGAGTGGTACCTATAGACCGCAACCGTACCTTACCTTTACTGTCTATGAGCCGAAGGAACGGAAGATCTATGCCCCGGCGTTTCGTGACCTGGTCGTGCAGCATGCCGTCTACCGGGTGATCCGTTCAATTGTTGACCAGGCGTTCATTGACCAGTCATACGCCTGTCGAAAGGGAAAGGGGACTCATGCCTGTGCGGACTATGCACAGGAAGCGTTGAAGGTATCACCAGCCGGCAGCTATACCCTGAAGCTGGACATCCGCAAGTTCTTCTACCGGATCAACAGAGATGTGTTGCGGCGCCTTATTGAACGCAGGATCAAGGATAGGCGCTTTGTTGACGTCATGATGCTGTTTGCCGATTATGGCGAACCTATCGGTATTCCTATCGGCAACCTGCTTTCTCAGGTCTATGCCCTTATCTATCTGAACCCCCTGGACCACTTCATCAAGCGAGAACTGAAGGCGAAGCGCTATTGCCGATACGTCGATGACTTCATTCTCTTCGGGATCACCAGAAAACAGGCAGATGAATATCTCGCTCGCATCATTGCCTTCATCAAGACACTCGGCCTCGAGCTGTCACGCTTCACCATTGCTCTCATCAAGCGAGGCGTCAATTTTGTCGGTTACCGTACCTGGGCAGACCGGCGGTTCATCCGCAAACGCAGCCTGTTTGTCTTCTCGCGGGCACTGCGGGCGGGAAAGATACAGAGCGCCATCTCGATTCTTGGTCACGCCAGAAGGACCCACACCTTACGGTACCTCGTGATAACGATGAAGGAGAAATGCCATGATCTACGCTTACCAAAAGCATATCGACAGTTTGAGAACGGTTGAGATTGCTCTCCCCGTGGACGGGATGACTCGTCTCGGGACGGAGCTGGCAACCGTTGACGGCACGACGTATGTGTACGTGCCTGATACGTCTACATTGCCAACACAGCCATCGGAGATCATCGTGGAGGGCGCGATTTTGACTCCTGAGCTATTGGACGCCATCAAGGCTGCCAGTCCTCATGTGCGGCTGATCGATGCGCGCGTCGTGGAGCAAATCAGGCAGAAATATAGTATCGATGACGAGCTGGGGATGCTGAGAATGGCCCCGAGCGATGAGTCCTCAGCATACAATGCTTATGTCGAAGAATGCAGGGCGTGGGGACAGACTGAAAAAGCGAAGATAGGGCTGGGGACGAGCTAACTCCATGAACGGACTCTCTTTCCTGCGCCATAGTCTCCTCCAGGGGTTCTATACCAGCCCGTTCACTCTGACCTATACGGCCGGAGCAAATGGTGCCGTTGTAGGGAATCTTCTTCAAGTCGTAGATGCGGGAAAGGATGGTTCTCCGATAACGGCTGTCTCCAATGTCAACTACCGCTTCCTCAGTTGGAGCGATGGAGTCTTGACCGCGACAAGAACGGATACAAGTATCTCGGGCAACATTACCGTTACTGCCAACTTTGTCGTTCTTGTCTACTCCGTCAACATTCCATTGGAGCGCGGACCCCATGATGTCTACGTGCAGGCATCTGATTCAGCTGGAACAGTTACGACAGACCCCATCATCTACGTTGCAGCATACGAACTCACAGCATATGGGATAGACCTGTTCTCGGGCGATGCCAAACTGGACGTCATTGAACCGGTACTCCACGATGAATTGTTGCCGGGTCTCCCGACCTTGAACTTCTCATGTGCGGCACTCCTTATTGGTATCATTGGAGCCGTCATCAGAGAGCGTGGAATCAAACGGTATCAGTTCGCCATCACCACGGTCGGGTTCTCCGGTGGCCTGTATCAGTACACTTGCGAGGCTGTTGAGTCATATGCTCTCACGACCGAAATCGTGGCACGCCAAACGGCCTACGGTTCGACTGCTGACGCCATTCGATTGATTGTCCCATCATTGAATATTATCAATGCACAACTACTGACACAGACGACATATCCACAGATTTTCTCAAACATCGCGCCAGTAGACATCATCAACCAACTTTTGATTCAGTCTCTCGCACAAGCGTCAATACGCAACGGTAATCTGTATGTCTTCCCCTTGTACATAAGTGGTCAAACTCCTGATTACCACATGCAGCGTCTCGACCCGCTTACCAAATGGCAAAAAGATGAAAACATCTACGGAGCCGTCAGTGCGCGTTACACGGTCAAACAATATCCGACTCCATCAACAGTTTTGACATTGAATGACGCAATCCACTGGACAGGTACGGTCACGGACGTATCTCAGGTAGCGTCAACTCTCTTGCCTGTTCCATCCGGCGCGAGTAGTATGCTCAAAGCTGTCGGCAACGCATCACGAGCTGGGTTGAGTACACTATTCAAGGATTTCAATAGGATTCAACTTAACTGGAACCCCGTCACCGCTCTATCGGTCGTGGTTTCATTACAACAGGATGCCAGCAATAAATTGGAGTTGACCCACGCATTCAACGGACCAATAGGAGCGGGATTCAGTTTCAACACAGGAACTGCATCAACTGATGTCTACACGAAGAACATTACCATATCTCCCGTCCAGTTCATCACGACGATTGCCGGAAACATGACTGCCAACTGTCTCTATCGTGTGACCTTACTGAACGCTGGCGGGGCAACACTGTGGCAGGACGTATGGCGTAACACCATCAGCAACACGTTTGAAGCTGATGTACCGGCATCGGTGAGTCAAGTCTCCCAGGTCACCACAGTCCGAATCGAGTTCACGAACCTATATCTCGTCGACGGAGTTCACTACGGCATCCAGTGCATCACCTGCTATATCACCGCACAGGCATACAACGCAGTCGGAACCCACGTAGGCGTCGTTTCGTCCGTGACTTATACCATTAGCATGACTTGGGGTGCCGCAAGTTACTATTACGGATTCATCATGCCTGTAGTGATCAGTGGACAGACTGTCAGTAACAATGCTCCTTGGCTGACTATGTACGTGGGCTCCAATTATATTCAACTGTGGGATTATGCTGTTCACCATTGGCCCCAAGACATTGGGCCAATAAATGTTTCTGTGACACTCTCCACTATGGGAACAGTAACCGACTACGCTTGGGTTCCCACGACCTTCAGTTGGTCTTCTCCGTTCAATCTGTTCGAGGCAGTCAACCTTGCCTTGGTGGACTTCATCAGAACGGGCAATCCTGTCACTCTTCAGACGATTGTATTGACATTCACAGGTGATAACTATATCGACACATTGGCACTCGTTGCTGACAATCCGCAACCCGTCACCGTTCAGGCTGGCACGGGGGAAAGAGCGTTCATCGTGGCTGATATGTTCGGTTCTGAGGCAGGAGCAAGGTTATACGCCAACGGACTACTCCCCATAGTCTCTGTGGCACGGGAGCAATACACAAGAGATGTCCCGTTGGGAACCGACATTCAAGTGGGGGATCCCATCGATGGAGATGGAACGCCATTCACCGTCTACTCAATCGACTATAGGCAAGATGGAAAGACGATAGCGGCAGGACGGGCTATGGATACTCTCATGGCGCGGTTGAAAGAGCAGGTACGACGAGTTGATACCCTTCAAAGGCAGGTGTAGACATGTTTATCAGAGCGAAGATGGACGCGTACCGGGATCCCTCAGTAGATAAGCTGGATACCATTTCAGCAGAACCACTTCGTGTCTGGAATGTCACAGGAAGTGATGACGCAATCGAAGCATTCCGTGTGGCGGTGGGAGGAACCATACTTCCAGATGAGGGTATTGTAGCGGTCAAGACGGCGGGAGACGTGGCAAAAGAAGTGGCCGTTAAAACGGAGCAAGTTGCAGTATTGCAGGCAAGTCTGGACATGGCAACGGCACAGCTGACAGACTTGCAGAAAGCCACATCAGTCGCAATAGTCGCAAAAGTGGCCACGGTAATTGAGGGTTAGGGGGGGGCAAGATGACAAAAGAAACCAGTGATCCTACACAGAACACGCTGAAGTTGATTGACGTTACGGTTAATGGGCTGACCGATTGGTTCAAAGCGGAGGTGCGCCGCGTTGATGACCGGTTTGTCATGTTCAGCGATTACATGAAAGAAATGCGCGTTGCCGAATCCAAGCGTCTAGATGCCATTCGGGAAGTAGATGCAACCGCAGTCCGCGTTGCTGCCGATCGTGCGCTGGATACACAGTCAACACTGGCGACACAGGTGTCTAACTTCAATGAACAACAGCGAGCGCTCGTGAACACCACTGCCGATGTCGTTGCCAAAAATCTACAGCAGGTCACGAAACAAATAAATGATAATGCGCAAGAACAGATACGACAGCAACAACTCAAGGATGATGCGTTTCTCGCGTCCCTCGGATTAATTCAAAAGACCCAGAACGAGAGCCAGGGCAGGTCAGGCATTTCTATTCCATTGCTCTTGGCGCTTGTCTCTCTTGTCGGTGGGATCCTCGGGTTCATCGTTAATGGATTGCTAAAATAGGAGCGTGACATGGAAGGAATAAAGAAGGGATTTGACTACGCATCAGCAAGGCCCGACCTCGATGCATTGAGGGCGGCTGGCGTATTTGTAGCCCGTTACGTCTGTGCCGTTTTCGGTACGAAGGTCATCACTAAGGAAGAGGCCGATGACATAAGAGCTCACGGCCTTGGGCTGGTACTTGTCTACGAGCAGTACATCTACAGACCGCGGGAGGGACGTTCCGCAGGACACGCAGATGCTCTTGTAGCGCTTGCACAGGCTAGGGCGGCAGGCTTTCCCGAGGATAGACCTGTTTATTTCGCCGTGGACTTTGACGCGAGACCTGCCGACCAACCGGCTATTGACGAGTACCTACGCGGTGCTGCGGAAGTATTGGGCCTTGCCCGCGTCGGTGTCTATGGCGGTATTCTTCTTATTGACAGATGTTGGACAAACAAGACTGCGACATGGTTCTGGCAGACAGGGGCTTGGAGCTACCACAAAGAATCCATCCATGCTCACTTTGTCCAGATGACCGACCTGAATGGAACGATAGTAGGCGGTGAGAAGGTCGACATCAATGAAACGAGACAAGCAGATTGGGGCGCAGCGTTCATGCCAATAACAAAACCAATAACCAAAGCAGAGCAGAAACTTATCGACCTCAAGATCATTGACCCCGGGCATGACCCTGATGGGGTTATTTCATGGGGTGCTATGGAGTGGACGATCTATCGTCTGCTCACGGCTCTCGGCAAATAGGAGGCACAAATGATTGATTGGAATCCCGTCATCCTCGCCATCATCGCTCTGTTTTCAACCATTATCGCCACATTGATGCCCATTATGGTCAAGGGTTGGTTCGATGCCCACACCGCTCAAATGACAGCAGCCAAAGCCGTCATAGAACATAACCAGCTCATTGCCGAAGCCATCGTGCTTGTGGTTCAGCAGACCTATGGCGCACTGACCAATTCGGCAAAGTTCCAACTCGCAATGCAGCGGGCATTAGAACAACTGCCCGCCCTCACGGTTGACGCCCTCAAGGACGCGCTCAATGAGGCGGTCGGCACAATGCACTTAGTTTGGGGCGATGCCTGGCAGGAATTGAAATTGCCGCCAGAAACAACGCCCGCCGCGCCCGCCGCCGCCGCCGAAACATCCGCACCGCCATTAGCTTGACCGAAACTGCCAAGGGGCCGGTATGAACGGCCCCTCTCGTGTTATCCACAGGAGGCCATCCCGTGAACGATGAACACCATAGCACGGTCGTATCTTTTCAGCAAGAGGATTTGTGAGCGCGCCCATTCGTACAGAACGTCAGAAGGCCGTCGTCGACTATGCCGCACAGCACCCGTTTGAGCATGGAGGCGACTATACCAGGGCTTCCGTTGCCCTAGGGATCCCGGCGAACACCATCCGGAATTATGCCAAATTGTACGGCTTGAACACGAAGATGCCGGGTCCGCGGAAGGGGTACTCGATCGGCAAGCCGATCCTGCCGAGAGAAGCGAACCCGACTGTTCCCCTTGTCGCCAAAGACAACAGTCTGGCAGAGCGCATACGCAAATACCTGACGAAGTATCAGCGCACTAAAGACGAACTCGCCGATTTCTTCGAGGTCGCGCCGAAGGTCATTCAAGCTGGACTCGACGAGCTGAAGGAACGAGCGGTCACTCTTGATTGCGAGAATGGAATCTACTCCATTCAAAACGACATCCGGCCACCCGAGGACCCGGTCAAAGAAACACTCGAAGGCCTGGGCGCTCGCAGCGGTATGTTCCATATCGGACACACGGCCGATTGGCACACGGCCTCGAAGTATTGCCGTGAGGACGTCATTACCAAGCTCTATGAATGGTATGCTGCAGAAGGCGTCACGACGGTTTATCTCGCTGGCAACTGGTGCGACGGCCAGGCGAAGTTCAACGAGTTCGATCTGCTGGTCCATGGCGTGACTCCTCAGATCCATGAGTTCCTGCGCGTCTGTCCTCAGATCCCCGGCATCAAGACCAAGGCGCTGTCCGGCGACGATCACGAGGGCTGGTGGGTGCAGCGGGAGGGGATCAACATCGGGCAGCTGCTCGAGCTCGAGGCGCGAAAGGCCGGGCGCGACGACATTGAAGACATTGGATACATGGAGCGGGATATTGAACTCGCCGCTGGACAGATCATGCGCGTCATCCACGCGGGCGGCGGGAGTGCCTA